ACATCAGGTCAAGGAAATGCTGGTGGTGGATGGGGCGATGGCAGCGGCAACAATGGCGGTGGCGGTGGCGGTTCAGGAGTCGCGGGTCAAATCGCTTTAGGCCCGTTTGGTGGTTATGGTGGAAATGGCGTAACTACTTATTCATCTTGGGGATTAGCTACAGGTACTGGTCAAAATGTATCTGGCACAGTTTATTATGCTGGCGGTGGCGGTGGTGGAGCCTTCTCTGGTCACGAAGGAGCAGGAGTCGGTGGCTACGGTGGTGGAGCTAATGGCGGATATGGAGGAGCTGGAATAGCAGCAACTGCTAACACAGGCGGTGGCGGTGGTGGTTCTGGTTCAGTATCCAACGGCGGTGCTGGCGGTTCAGGCATAATTATTGTTCGATATGCGAAAGTTTAAGGGAGATAGATAATGGCAGGAAATCACGTACTACTAGAAACTATTGTACTTACTCAAAGCGCAACTTCTGTAACTTTCGATAACATACCTCAGACTGGTTATACCGATTTGAAGGTTGTAGTGTCTGCGCGTTCTGCATCTGCTACAGATAGAGATCAAATCAATCTTAATTTTAATACCTTGACTACTAATCAAAGTTACAGATTGCTTTATGGTATTCCTGGAGTCGCTACTGGCTCTGAATCTGGAACCAAAATACGCGGTGGTTATATTTCAGGAAACTCAGCAACTGCGAGCACTTTTGGCAATTCCGAAATTTATATTCCAAACTATACAAGCGCTAATGCTAAGTCTGTTTCAGCAGATGGTGTTAGCGAAACAAATGCTAGCCCTGCTGGAACACAATTAGCAGCAAGTCTTTGGAATAGTACAGCAGCAATCACTACTATTGCTTTTGTTACTGATAGTGGTTCAAATTTTCTTGCCAACTCAACCTTCTCACTTTACGGACTAGCTCAGGTAGGCACTACACCTGCCATTGCACCTAAGGCTACTGGTGGCAACATTGTTGCTAACGATGGCACTTACTGGTATCACGCTTTCCTTAGCAATGGAACCTTTACACCGCAGATTAACTTAACTGCTGATGTGTTGGTAGTAGCAGGTGGCGGTGGTGGTGGTCTTTACAAAGGTGGCGGTGGCGGTGCTGGTGGAGTGCAGTTATTCAGTTCTCAATCACTTGCTATATCTAATTTTACTTGCACTGTTGGTGCAGGTGGTGCTGGTCAGATAGGCGGTTCGGGTGCATTAGCAGGTGGCGTAAACTCAACATTTGGAGCATTAACTTCTTCCATCGGTGGCGGTATTGGAGCTGGTGGAAACGCTGGAAACATAGCAGGTGCTGGTGGTTCAGGCGGTGGTGGTGCAAATGGTAATGCAGCAGGTGCTGGTACATCTGGACAAGGTAACGCAGGTGGAGCTTATGTAGGCCAAGCAGGTTCAGGTGGCGGTGGTAGAGGTGCAGTTGGGTCTACAGGTGGTTCAACTACTGGCGGTGCTGGTGGCGCTGGAGTAAATACATACTCATCTTGGTTGTCTGCAACAGGACTTGTTGTTTCAGGATTCATTGCGGGTGGTGGTGGTGGCGGTGGAACTAACGGTTCTGGCGGAACTGGTGGCTCTGGTGGTGGTGGCAATGGAGCTGCATCCAACTCAGCAAACGGAACAGTTGGAACAATCAATACTGGTTCTGGCGGTGGCGGAGGCGGTGGAGATGGAGCGTCACCATTCTACGGTTACAATGGTGGCAGTGGAATTATTATTATTAGATATTTAGTAGCATAAGGGAGAAACAGAATGTCACATTGGGCAGAAATAGATAGCAACAACACAGTCCTTCGGGTATTGGTTGGCAACAACAGTGACCCAAATGAGGGTTACGACTGGCTAGTTGAAAACCTAGGCGGTACTTGGGTAAAGACTTCTTACAATGGAAACATCCGTAAGAACTATGCAGGTATCGGTTACACCTACGATGCAGAACGCGATGCGTTTATTGCACCTAAGCCAGAGTGTCACGACACTGTAGTATTTGACGAAGAAACTTGCACCTGGTCTTGTCCAGATGCTTCACACGTAATCATCCAAGGAGAATAAAATGTCAGACGTACCTAAGAAGTTAGTAGTAGATATCGCAGCAGGAACACAGCAATATATTGACCTGACTCCTGAAGAAATTGCCCAGCGTGAAGTAGATGCACAAGCTGCAGCAATTGAGACAGCAGAGCGTGAAGCAGCAGAGCAAGCTAAGGCAGATGCAAAGTTATCTGCTCAGGCAAAGTTGCAGGCACTTGGCTTGTCTGGTGATGAAATCACCGCAATCACAAATTAAATAATTTTTCTATCTAAGGAGTAACGTGGCATCACCAGATATTACGGAGAATATCCCGTTAAACGTAGGTAATCCTGGAGTCTCTGGCTTTTGGACTAATAACGCAGAAGACTACGATGTTGCTATTGGTGGACTTCCATTCTTCATGGCTCCTACAGATGCAGTGCCTTACCAAAGAGAAACTTCTCCTTACCGTAAAGACCAGTTTGATAATGGTAAAGAGCCGGGTGAGCAATCACTTACTGGATGGTGGATTCGTTCACAGTCATCTTTCCATGTTGGTCAGGGCATTAACTTTTCCGACCCATCTAGCGGTGAGACAACAGCCTATCGTTTTAATGACTCACAAGGTGTAAACGTGTGGACTAAAGGACAGGCAACACTACTTAAAAGTGTCGCAGATGTCCATGTTACAACTGGACCAATAACAGGCACAGACCATCAGCATTCTCATCAGCAAACCCGCTCTATTCAATGGGGTAGCGTTAATGGTGTATTGCTGCACGATGAGTTTGACGTTGATAAAATTTATCCAGCAATTACGGTATCTATCACCAATAAGGCTCTAACTACTAACGTAGCAACACTTACTACATCTGTAGCACATGGACTCACTGTTGGTATGACTATTACAATTACAGGAGTAGATGCAACATTTAACGGTGAGTATCGCATTACTACTGTACCTACAACAACTACATTTACCTATGCTAAGACTGCATCTAACGTAGCCTCTACTGCAGTATCACCAGTTGGTACTGGTGTAACTAACCCAGTAATTCACTTTATCGACTATATATCTGGGACTGACCGCAAAGTACACGCTATCTGTGACGATGGAGTCAATGCTTATTGGGTAACTAACAAAACGCAAGGTGGTAATCAACGCCTTACTATGTTTAAAAAGCCTTTGTCTGGTGACTAAATTACTGGTTCATCTAACCCATCTGCAACTGGTGACGTTACTCAGATGTTCCAGAGTGGCGATATTGAAATTGTATATGCAGCTATGGAGTTCGTTAAAGACCGTATTGTTCTATGTGTAAACAATAAAGTTTACGAATTATCCCCTACTGCCACAGCGCTTCCTAGCCCTACATACACCAACCCTAATACTGAATACCACTATACAAGCGTATCTGCTTCCGGCCCTGCTATCTACACAGCCGGTCATTCAGGTATTTACTCTACTATCCAGAAATACACACTTAGTTCTACTGGAGCTATGCCTACTCTATCTCAGGCTTCTGTTGCTGCAGAATTTCCTGCAGGCGAGATAGTAGAGAAGCTGTTCTACTACCTTGGATATATGTGCATTGGCACTAACAAGGGTGTTCGTATTGCGATTGTAAATGACCAGGACGGTTCTATCGGCTACGGTCCACTTATTGTGGAAACCTCTCAGCCAGTCTATGACTTTGCTGGTCGTGATAGATTCATCTGGGCTGCTACAGGAATAGGCGCTTTAGACGCTGGTCTTACACGTATTGACCTTGGTCAAACTATTGAAAATGAGCCTTTACGCTTTGCATATGCTAATGACCTGCAAGCAACTCAAACTGCTGAACATTATACAACTGGAGTAGCGTTTCTTGGAGCAACATCACGTTTAGCTTTCTGTACTGCCCATGAGGGTACTGATGGTGCTATCTATCTTGAGTCAGAGTCAGAACTCCGTCAAAGTGGGTACATTACAACAGGTGCTATCCGTTACAGCACACTAGAGCCTAAGCATTACAAACTTATCCGTGCTCGTGGAGATTACTCTAATGGAGCTATGGATATAGCAATCATTGCAGATAACGGCAGTAGCTTTAACGTTATTACATACAACTCTGCTACTGGCTCTCCAGAGGCTGCAACAACAAGCCCAGAGGGTGCTCAGGAGTTCGTATCATACAAGTTTACGCTCTCACGCAGCGCAACCAATACCAGCCAAGGCCCTATCTTTAAGGGCTACCAAGCAAAGGCTCTACCTGCCACCAAGAGACAGAGATTGATTCAGTTTCCTGTCTGGTGCTTCGACGTAGAAACTGACCGATACAATGTAAAGACTGGATATGATGGTCGTGCGTGGGAGCGTATTGAAACTTTAGAGAACCTTGAAGCAATTGGTGATATCATTAACATACAAGACTTTACAACCAGTGAACGCGTACAAGGAATTATCGAAAGAATCACTTTCTCTCGCAAGACACCACCATCCGGTAACTTCTCTGGATTCGGTGGTGTTCTCCTCATCACAGTCAGGACTATCTTATAATGAGTGCTACAGATTGGGCTGCGCTTATTGTAGCCGTTATGACGATACTGGGTGGCTTTGCTACCTCAGTACGCTGGTTAGTTAAGCATTATCTGGCTGAACTTAAGCCAAACGGGGGCGGTTCCGTGAAAGACCAAGTTAATCGATTGGAATCCCGAGTTGACCAAATCTATCTCATGTTATGCGAGAAAGACAAGTAGTAAACTAGCCGTACTCTTTATCCTATTTGGGACTTCTTTTTTCTGGAGTCCTGGCGCTAATGCTAGTTCAGCAGAGTTCATGGTTAGAGATGTAACAATTGTCTGTGCCAATCCTGCAGGAGAAACTTACACCGCCCGTACTGGATGGAATGCCGATAACACTTTCTTTCAAGGTAAAGGTGATATTGCCGTATTGTTCTGCGAAGGTGGCTTTATTGGTGAGTGGACTACTTTTATCTCAGCCAGTTATTCTGGACCGCTTAGGTTCTATAACGGAGTGAATCCAAATCCCGCTCCTGAGCCAACACCTTCTCCCGAACCCTCAGAATCTCCATCTCCTGAGATACAACCGTCTCCCGCTCCTTCTGATACGCAGACAGCCAATGTTGAGACGTCAACCCCCATGAGTGAATCTCAGACCTCAACATCTCAACCTTCCGAGACTCAGACTTCGACATCTGAATCCAGCACACTAACCATCCCGTCAGAAACGCCAACAGCCCCAATAGAAATTCCATCTGTTATTCCTCTTCCAGTATCCGAGCCAGTGTTGCAACCCGAGCCAACACCAGAGCCAGTTCCTGAGCCTCAACCCGAGCCAGAGCCAGTTCCTGAACCAGCTCCTGAGCCAGTTGAGCCCCCTGCTCCAGAGCCTGAACCAACTCCTCCTCCAAGTCCTGAGCCAGTTGATGAACCAGAGCCAATTGCTGAGCCAGCGCCCGAACCCGCACCGGAACCAGAGTTACCACCCGAGGAGCCTCCTGCTTTAGAGGAAGAACCCCCTCCGCCAGCGGAGGAACCAATTGTAGATGACGTTCCATTAAAACCTCCTGTTACTGATGAAGAAAAAGAAATTGTAGCACAAGCCCTCATCGAAAAAGCAGCTGGAGAACCCGTGTCGGCAGAAGCAATTTTTGATGCTGGTCTTACCTACGAAGATTTACCACCCGAAACACCAGTTGAAGTTCGTCAGGATGAGAACGGAAACGAAGTCGTTATTACAGCAGAAGTTGCTGCTGCATTGTTAGTTCTGGAAAATCCCGCAGAACTCCTCAATGCCCTATTTACAGACCCAGCACAGGCTCTCCTAGCCCTAGGAAGCATTGGTGCTGATATGAGCCCACAAGAGCGCGCAGAGGCTGAAAAGACCGTTGTAGCTGCCGTTATCGTGGGACAAATCGCGGCTCAAGCCGCAGTCACCGCCGCTGCAGGTGCAGCCACGTATCGGAGGAATCCATGAAGAAATTCTTTTCAGACATAGCAAATCAACTCTGGACTCTCCTGGGCATGTTTATCGCCTGGGTTGTCCTTGATGGTTCTGCCAAGACAATTGTTGGCTATGCAATCGTAGCCTCAACAGTTATTTGGGCAATCACTTTCAAACTACGCAACCCGAAGGACGAATAATGGATACATTTAAGCAAGTAATGATGAGAATCTTTGCTGTAATCGCAGCGGAATCTCTTGGAGTTATTGGAGCAGGTTCTCTAGTCGGTATTGAGGTATGGCAGGCAGCAGTGCTTGCTGGTGCTCTTGGTGCAGCCCGAGTCCTAGAAGCTCTAGCACGTTTCTATCTAGCAGATGGAAGCCTAACATCAGAAGAAATCAATGCAGCCTTTGCGAAGGTTGATAAGAAAGCGAGTGCATAATGGGACAAAGAGCAGACTTTATTGCTGTAGCAAAGGGTGAACTCGGAGTAATTGAAGGACCGAAAGAGAACGAAACCAAGTACGGAGCATTCACTAAGGCTAACTTCCTGCCTTGGTGTGGTTCTTTCGTCAACTGGTGTGCTAACGAAGTAGGACTAAAGATTCCTAACTGCGTATCAACCGTTGTTGGTGCTAAGGCTTTCGAGAAGAAGAAGCAGTGGGAACTTGCTGGCAACCTAGCAACCCCGCTCCCAGGCGATATCGTCTTCTTCGACTTCCCTAACGACGGTGTAGACCGTATCTCACATATTGGGATTGTAGTTAAGGATAACGGAGATGGCACAGTAACCTGCATCGAAGGCAATACTGCCCCAGATAAGAAGGGCGACCAGCGTAATGGTGGTCAGGTATGCCTCAAAGTTCGTGCATTTAAGAAGAAGAATGGCGGCAAGTTGCGTCGCTCTCAGGCAGTAACTGTGGTAGGATTTGGCAAGCCTGTCTTTAAGTCATAAGGACAGATTAAGGAGAAACCATGGATATCAAAACCCTTAAGCAAGTTGCATTAACATATGCTCGTGCAGCAGGTGCTGCAGTAGTAGCGTTGTACATGGCAGGAGAAACAGAACCTAAGGTGTTGGCTTACGCTTTCATCGCTGGCTTTGTTGGACCTGCTGCTAAGTACCTTGATAAGTCAGCAAAGGAATTTGGCTTAAAGAAGTAGGCTCTGCCTACCAGAACCCCCTGTTTTAGTAGAAATACTAAGATGGGGGGTTTTTTCTGTTTATCCGCCTGTTGAGTAGAATCCACCAGTGTTGAACTTAACTGGTGCAGGATTATAGATACGGCGTAGCGTATCCCCACAGATAGGGCAGTAGTACACGCCCTCTGGTTCGGTCATTCCTCGGGTAATAGTGATGATTTGTTCATCCCCGGGACACTCGTAATCGTATGTAGCCATTATAAGTCGTCCCAACAGTTCTCACATAGGTTATCGCCTAGTTTAATTATTGTTTCAGTGCCTACTATGTCTCCACAGCGGTCACATACGGTCATGTCATCTTCATCATAATCTATCATGCAGGAATCGTACCACATGTGTTATAGTTTGCATGCGGACACTCCGTGGGGCGGAAACTTCAAATGATGGATGACGGCAAATGCCTGAGTACAGCATCGCTCCCCTGAACCACCAATCTTTTTTTTGGGGGGTAGGGGGGCGTTTCTTAAAATCCGGATTCAGGCAGGATTTAAGAAACCCGTGTCGTATAACCAGCGGGGTAGGGATGGGTGTGTTATACTGCTCTCATGAACGAATTACCTAATCATATTTCCTATTCCTCTTTCACCACTTGGCAAGAATGTGGTTGGAAGTATTATCTAACTAAGATTGAGGGCGCTACTGAACCTCATGCTGTATGGTTTACAGGTGGTACTGCGGTACACCTAGCCACTGAATACTACGACAACGCTGGCATCCTCAACTTAGACTCTGCCTATCTCGATGAGATTTGGAATAGAGCATGGTTTGAAACCGTTGAAGCTGATGAGGCAATCAATGGCGATATGAAGGACTGGCAGTATGCCAAGAAGGAAGACATGTCTTGGTGGTACGGCGAAGGTCGCTGGATGCTAGAGAACTGGGCTAAGTTACGCCACAATAACTGGTCAGTCTATGAAGATTTTGTTGAAAAGCAGTACGAGATAGAGATAGAAAACGCGACAGTCAAGATGGCAATTGACCGCGTTATGGTCGACTTCGAGGGGAATCGGGTGCTCCTCGATATCAAAACAGGTGCGTCATCCCAGAAGCATCCTTTGCAACTAGCGGTCTATGCGTGGGCACTGCAGAAGCAAGGGATTTCCGTTCACAGAGCGGGTTTCTGGGATGCACGTACTGGTCATATCACTACTTGGAGCCTTGATAACCTACACCCTGAGCGCGTAGAGGATATCCTCAATACTTTTGATAAGGCACGGAAGGAAACAATCTTCCTGCCTAACTTGTCCAACTGTGGTAGATGCGGTGTGATATCATCCTGCAAGTATGTTAATGGACACGTTTCTAACTAGCATCGTTCCGTTGATACGGACAATTGATGATATGGTAGATGCGGTAGAAGACATAGGGTTCAAACATGAACAAGAAAAGGAGAAAAACCAATGACTGGTAATTTCCAAGTCAGCAGCAAGTTACCTGATGGAAGAATCTTCGTAGTCGCATCTGAGACTTACGTAGGCTTCTGTGAGGCACTTGAATCGGTGGTCGGGGTACAAGAATCCCAAGACCTACTAACAGAGATGGGTAAGTCACTTGTTGGCGCACCGTCTAACACATCTCAAGCAATTGAGAACCTACGCGCTGGGTTTCCTAACGCACAAGTAGACCATACTGCTCATCCAACACAAACACCTGCATCCACTGCAGGACCATCCAGCAAGTCCTGTAAGCATGGCATGATGTCACAGCGTACAGGTTCTGGTGCTAAGGGTCCTTGGAAGGCATATATGTGCCCTTCACCAAAGGGAACTCCCGACCAGTGCGAACCAGTATGGCTTCGTCGTGGTGATGCAGAATGGAATAGCTTCTAAACAATGAGAACACTTGCCCGCGCCGTAGGCTCGAAGGACATAGGTGGCGAACCGCTACCAACTGTCTTTCGTACCTTTGATATTAACAAAATCGTATTTCGCCGTGCCGAGATATCGATGATTGCTGGTACTCCCGGTGCTGGCAAGTCTTCCGTTGCTTTAGCTCTAGCACTTCGTGCTAAAGTTCCTACATTGTACGTGAGTGCTGATACCAACGCTCACACTATGGCTATGCGCCTGCTGTCTATGATTACTGGTAAGCCACAGACTGAGGCAGAACATTTGCTTGAGTCTGATGTTGCTGGTAGTCGTAAGACCATAAACGAGAACTCGGGGCATATCTTCTGGTCATTCGATTCAAGCCCAACGCTTGATGACCTTGACCAAGAAGTATCTGCTTTCGAGGAGTTGTGGGGCTGTTCGCCGACTTTAATCGTTATTGATAACCTTATGGATATTTCTAACGATGGCGGAGAAGAGTTTGCGAACATGCGCTCAACTCTAAAAGAACTAAAATATCTCGCAAGAGATACCAACGCTGCTGTTGTGGTACTCCATCATACGAAGGAGTCCTACACAGGTACACCGTGCCAGCCACGCTCTGCTTTGCAGGGCATGGTTGCACAGTTACCTGCTCTTATCTGTACCGTGGGTACTGATGCTCCTGGCTTTATTGCCATAGCTCCAGTGAAGAATCGGTACGGTAAGGCAGACCCATCAGGCAATACTGCCTATTGGTTGAACTTTAACCCTGAATATATGGATGTTTCCGACATCGCTGAAAGGTTAAAATGAGCATCTTTGACCCAATCGTTCCAGACCCTAATTGGGGGCTTCCTACCACTACGGTAGACCCTGATGAGTGGGAAGATGATGACTAAGAATATAACTGAACTAAAACCAGATTATACAAGGGCGATGGACATACGTGGTGAACCTACCACTGTGTGCATCTGTGGGAGTTTCATATGGAACCTGAAAGTATCATTCGATGAGTATGGTACTATCAGTATGTATTTTCTAGATATGGAGTGTGCTGTCTGTGGAACACAGGCGACTGCCCCAATTGAGGAGTAATAATGAAACTAACGACATACGCTTGGATAATGGCTATTGTAATCTTTGCGGGCACTTTGCCTCACGCTGTGGGTGCGATGTTCCAACGAGAACAGTCCCACGTGAAAGAGATAAAGCCGAAGTGCGAGTACTTAAGCAAAGGTAATGTATCGCTATCCGATATGAAGCGACTAGCTAAAAAGATTGGTGAGCAAAAAACAATGGCTATATACAAGAGTAAGCATGAGTGGAATGCACTCTTTACTCTATGGAACAAGGAATCTCGCTGGGATTATACAGCAGATAACCCACGTTCAAGCGCCTACGGAATCCCTCAGATGTTAAACATGGATGAGAAGACTCCTATGGTACGTCAGATTGAATTAGGATTGAAATATATCCAACACCGTTACGAAACTCCATCAAAGGCGTTAGCCTTTCATAACCGTAATGGCTGGTACTAAGTAATGGGTGGTCGCGCTGCCAAGGCTAAGGGTGCAGGAGCCGAACGAGATGTAGTAAAATACCTCAAGGAATGGTTTCCATATGTAGACCGTAGACTTGCTGGCGCGACCCTCGACAAAGGTGATATCTCTGGTATCCCCGGAGTCACCATTGAGATAAAGAACCATGCTAAGATGGATTTAGCAGGGTGGGTAGAAGAGTTGATAGTCGAGATGACTAACGACAAGGCGTGGACAGGCGTAGTAGTGCACAAGCGAAAGGGACGGGGTAATCCTGGAGATTGGTATGCTACTATGCCTGTACATGTATGGATTGATTTGCTTAGGAAGGTTCTAGACAAGTGAAGTATGATAAACCCGATATAGCAGTTATCTTAGAATACTATGGAGCTAATGTTCCAACTCGACGTGGTTGGTTTGGCATGAAGTGTCCTTTCCATAGTGATAGTCATGCGTCTGCATCAGCAACGAGGGACGACAACGCTTTCTGTTGTTTCGCTTGCCAGATGAAGGGCGATGGTTATGCTATAATTATGCAGAAAGAAGGAGTTGAATTTCGTGAAGCAATCAATATCGCAGAGAGAATCTTTAACCAGAGCGGCAAAGTTTTACCACAGCGCTCTACACGAGGCGGAGGACTATCTCGCAGAACGGGGAATCAATCTGGAGCAGGCAACACGCGCTCGATTGGGCGTCGTTCTAGAACCGCTAACGGGTCATGAAAATTACACCAATCGTTTGGCGATTCCGTATATCACACGTTCAGGGGTGGTTGACCTTAGGTTTCGTTCCATGGATTTATCAGAGCCAAAGTACATGGGTCTCACAGGTGCTACCACGCATCTATACAACGTGGGTGCGTTCTTCCGAGCCTCCTCATATATTTCTATCTGCGAAGGTGAAATTGATACCATTACGCTTGATATGGCTTGTAATATACCTTCGGTGGGAGTCCCCGGAGTCAACAACTGGAAGAAACATTACACACGTCTACTCGCGGATTTCGACAAAGTTTTTCTTTTTGCTGATGGTGATAGTGCCGGTACTGATTTCTCTAAGCATCTTGCTAAGGAACTAGGAAACCTAGTGACTGTTCAGATGCCTGATGGCGAAGATGTAAACAGCATGTATTTAAAATATGGTGTAGAATTCTTTCAACAAAAGATTGGAAGTGTTATCGATGTTGTTTCCTGATAAGGATGGATTAGTCCATTGTGATACAGATGATTGCGACTATTCCACCACTGATATATTTGATTTTCTTGACCACTGTGGCGTTGAGTTCACATGGGATGTAAAGGTAACACGTAAGCATTCCTTTGACTTGTTTCAATTCTTTCAAGTTGTTTCTGATGCCATCAATCATGGTGATTTAGAAGAGGCATATCAGATGGTTCAGGACACGGCGTTTTTATTCGTAAATGTTTCTAGTGATGAGCTAGATGACTTTATTGAAGAGTCCATAGTGGCTGAGGAAGCAGAAATGGGAATTAAGAACATCGAAAGGATGCTAAAAGAGAATGGACAAGGATGAGATGGGACGCATAAAAGCAGTGCTGTACAATGGTTTTAACGTATCTGATATGAATGAGTATGAACCTGATGACTTAGAGTTATCTGTATGGGAAGTATCAGATGAGTTGAACAACCTGCTTATATCTAAGCACCGTGACTACGGTCCAACCAATATCTCAATGGCTCCTGGTGGACCTCTCAATGGGCTACGTGTGCGTATGCACGATAAGTTAGCTCGCATCAATCATCTGCTGGATAGTGAACGTTCCGACACGCCAGCACACGAATCCCTTGAGGATTCTTTCCGTGATTTAGCTAATTATGCTATAATTTCTATACTCGTACTGAAAGGAAAATGGCCAACAGAATGAAAATATTTGGACCATACAAAGGCAGCAAACAAAATGGCGGGAGGCCAATCTATGTCTTTAAACGGAAGAAAAAAGATGGCACTACCGTTACTACTTCTAGCAATAAGGCTCGCGTGGATTATGAAAAAGCCACAGGAAAAAACTTACCCAAAGCCTCAGAAGTAGACCACAAGAATAACAAAGGTCGTGCAGGTGATGACCGAATCGCTAACCTACGCGTGTTAAAAAAGAGCGACAATGTTGCATTAGAAAACAAGCGTCGTGCTAAGAAGGCTACGCCCAAAAAGAAAGCGACGAAAAAGAAGCCATGAAAAATATAGTTTGCATATCAGATTTGCAGGTCCCGTATCACGATGTAGAAGCCACCAAGGCAGTGGCTAAGTTTATCCAGTGGTATCAACCTGAGACTGTTGTCTCTTGTGGAGACGAAATGGATATGCAGACAATCAGTAAATGGAGTAAGGGTACTGAACTAGAGTATGAACGCTCTATTGGTCGTGACCGTGACCTTACTCGACAAGTGTTGTATGACTTAACGATTGAACACATGGTGCGTAGTAATCATACTGACCGCTTGTTTAACACAGTTGCTATGAGAGCGCCAGGACTTCTTGGTTTGCCTGAGTTGCAGTTAGAAAACTTTCTTGGTCTTGATGAACTTGAGATTGAATACCATACTGACCCTTATGAACTAGCTCCTGGCTGGTTGCTTATGCATGGTGATGAGGGCAACGTACAGCCTACTGCTGGAGCTACCGCGTTAGGACTTGCAAAGCGCTCAGGGATGTCCGTCGTGTGTGGTCACACGCATCGTATGGGTCTCACACATCAGACTCAAACATATCGTGGTGGTAAGCCTAAGACTATCTGGGGTATGGAACTTGGAAACTTGATGGATTATCGTAATGCAAAGTATATCAAGGCTGGGCTATTTACATGGCAACAGGGTTTTGGTATCTTGCATGTTGATGGCAAGAATGTAACACCACAGATAGTACCTATCATCAATCAGTCATTTACTGTTAATGGGAAAACGTTCAAGTGGTAATAGAAACAGAAACTTACGAAGGTGTAGTTGGCGCTATCGCCTACGAATATTCACGTAAGTACCACATGTGCGATGCTGATGATATTCGTCAGGAGTTATGGATATGGTTCTTAGAACATCCTAACAAGGTTGCTACATGGGAGCAGTTGGAAGGTAAGCAGTCTATCAAGCTGATTGCTAGGTCACTGCGTAATGCTGCTAAAGATTATTGCCAGAAAGAAAAGGCTCGTGCCGTTGGTTACAAGGTTGAAGATAACTATTACTATGACCGTGAAATTGTAGAGGCGTTACTGCCAGCAGTCTTGCGTGGAGATAGAGTCGCTCCATCTATGAACGATTTAGGATTCACCAATAGCAAGAAGGTCGCCTCTGAGGGTGGTAACTGGTTCGCTATGATGGCTGATATAGAACGTGCTTTGGCTCGTTTAACGCATGAACAATTAACAATTGTATATTTAAGATTCGGTGATGGTTGCGACAATGCAACTCTTGCTGAGGAACTTAGTATCAGCGAAGACGCATCTCGTATGCGTGTGAATCGTGCAGTGAATAACTTACTTAACTTTCTTGGTGGGCAACGCCCACGCAAGGAGCGGGACTATACAGAGGAGCAGGTAGATGAGCAGAATAATGAAGATACAGGAAGTAGTGACGACCTATCAAGCGTTGCAGAAGAAGATGGAAGAGAAGACTTGGATTGATATTCTACATGAGGACGATATTAAACTCCTCGAAGATGTAGAAACAATGAGCAATAACCTGCTAAGTCAGGTGTCGATTTTCATTGACTTGTTCCATCAGTACATTGACCTTGTGCAGTCTGCTGCTCTGTTCTCTCCTGATTTCGTAGAGCCTAGCGACGATAACGCCAAAGTCTATCCAACACAAACCTTTGACCAATCCGCCTCCACCAATCGTGAGGCGCGCCGAGCTGCGGAAAAAAAGAAAACCCCCTTCGATAAAATTGCAGAGAAAAATGTTAGCGGAAATAATCTCGGAGGGTCTAAGAAAAATGATATGCACTAAATGTAAAGCGGGTGGCGTAGCTAATTCAATGGGCGAAACTTACATCGCCATAGGGTTGCATGACCAGTGTAAGGGTTGCACGTGCCAGCATAAGACTGGCGATGGTTGGTACAAAAAGTAGGCATTAAAAAGCCCCCCACCGCCGAAGCGATGAGGGGCGTAAGTGTTCGGATTCCGAACAGTTAGTAATCGCGTACTAAGTTGGTAATACTCAGCACGTTTCCTGCTTCCAATGTAAGCCAGATGTAGTTTGATATATCATCGTCTGATAACGGTGGTTCTACGTCCGGCTTAACTACTACAGAGATGCTAAAAGTCGTCATACATCTCCTCTAGCCTATCGGGTATAGCGGTGCTAGCGCATGAGCAGTCATCTTCTGACTCCTCACACGCATCGCACCCCTGATTTATACCCAGAGCTATATCATCTCCTTCGAGATAACGTGGCTCACTCATTACGCAACCTGTACCCATTGGCTTGCCACGCATAGGAGATTATCATAATCCCCACTCATGGATTCCTTTTGGTACTGAGATATTTCTTCTGACGTTGCACCAGCTCTCTTGAGAGCGCGTTGCACTTGCGCGATGATAGCAAATGCGTTGCCATCGTTGCCGGACAGTTGTACCTCTACATTATATTTAGCCATGATTTTTCTTTCTGTTAGGGTGAGTGTTCGGAATCCGAACACTTACAGTGCTAGCATTAGTATAAACCCTACGCCACCCAATGTAAATAGCGCAGTCCAGAACATGAGCAAAAGTTGCTCAGATACACTTCCGGTGAAGTGTTCCCAATCATCTTTATCCATGTGCTGAGTTCTCCCATAGTGGGTTTGGATAACTCATCTCCCATGAGGTTGTGGTTATCCCTAGTTTGATTTGCATTTCACGCCTTTCGTGTCTGTCCATACCACCCCATATGCCGGTGATTCCGTGATACTGGAGAGCATAGTTTCCACACTCTACCAGTAACGGACATGACTTGCATATATTGCGAGCAGTGTTAGCTTCATAAGTACGCGACCATGTGACGCGTCCTGGTTTTTCTTCCGGAAACCACCAATCAGGGTCATACTGTTCGTTAGAGCAGTCACCATGAGTGGAGAAATCTGGATTATGTTTGCTAAGACTCATAAGCCTACTCCTCAATCAGTGAGTGTTCGGAATCCGAACACCCACCGACCTTAGACCAAGCACACGAATTGCAGTAGAAGTCACCACTATTATCGTGTATCGGCACTAGTAGCTCACCAAGACACTTACAGCAGTTAGCTTCTTTATATTTAGTCATCCGTACCTTCCTCGCGGGGCAAAAACCCCGCTAGTTGCTCATACTCCGTGGCTCGAAGCATGAGATGTGCGTGTTTAGTTGCATCTCCCTGCAATAATGCCTGTTGAGCATCGTGCAGGAATAGTTCAGCTCTCTTGCCGTAGTAGAACGGCGTAGGTGGTACAGGCTTATGATTCTTGCTCACCAATCCCACCCCCCGCCTTGCTTAGACCACCACTTGGCATCGGAATTGCTACCCTTGTAGCAAAGGTCGTCAGCCATGTGCGCATAGCATTGATAGCAAGAACCACATTGAGGGCAGTAGTCAGCCCCCAGTCCGGAATTAAGTAGCTCATCTTCTGATACTACGAAATCGCAGACTTTGCAGTCATAATCGTCTTCTTCTTGCTCACTGAGAAAATCAAGGGGCTTGGCAGAAAACCACTTGTTATCATTGGCAGACTTGTAAGAATACGGCTTGGCTAGATAGCACGAATCATTAGACCACCACACGTTAGAATCGTCACGCCAGCCCTTCTCCTCATGGAATAGGTAGCATTGATACTTAGCGTCAGGATGCACAGTAAGTATGCAGACCTTAGAGCCGGTGGTGAAATCCTCGATGAGATTCTGCACCTGCATATTATCCAATGAGGCAACGCCACCGATAGTGGGAAGTAAATCCTCTGCAAAGATACGCGTATCGCTACGACTATCTCCTTGAGGTTCTACGATAGGCAGGATGCCATTGTGTGCAAGATAGGTATGAGAATCATTACCTACCTTGAACGGATGGCAGTTGTCCACAGTAGTCGTGCCATGAGTGGCGAATCTAGCATGCCACATGGCGTAACCTTCTGGATACTTGCCACGCATTTCGATAAAACGGTTGATAGAAGTATCAGCGTTCATCGTACGCTCGACATGGATTCGCTTCTCGCTAGGGATAACGATAGCAAAACCGAATCCGTGTGGATTATTGAGAGCTGAATTCTCCAGCATCTCACGTGACGGAATTACATTGGGTGGTACTACGCATAACATACACATTGGCTTACTCCTTCTGTTCGGAATCCGAACACTTAGTCTTCGTCGACATGGTTAGGTACTTCATTAGCGAACGATTCGCTCATGATTATTACTAGGTTTGGATATAGCTCAGATTTTTCTGATACATATCCTGTGAACTTGAGCCATGATAAGGCATGGTTCTTGTTGCTCACCTTTACATCGCGTGTGTATTCGACTACGGCATGAACGAACTCTATCGCAGATAGAACGCGCTCTTTACGTAGTGAACCCTTGAACACGCGCACCTCGATAGTGTCGTCGTTCTCGGTGTTGATAGCAGAGTACCTGCCGTTGCCTTGATAGCCTTCTTTGACCTTCCGGACTAAGTTGCCCTTATCTTGAAAGGTGGCGTAACTATTATTACTACGCCCAGAGATACGCTCCACTTGGCGTTGATTATCATAGATAAGTTTCATGAACCGAAGCTCATGCGCCTGTCGCTTGAGGATAAGTTGCGACCTTTGGCTACTCGAAAGCCTGCTATTCCATGGGTCACGAGCATCGCCGAAAGCAGTACGTGAGATATGCACATGAAGCCCGCAAGTACGGGTATTCCATGAACGATATCCATTATTCTTGAGAGTATCTAACACGTTCCAATTGAAGTCGGTGTGATACTTTTCAAGGGTGTGTGGATGGGTGACTATCTCGAAACCATCCGAGAGAGAGCCGTCATCTTTGAGATAGGCATGACCACCCAGACTCTCCTGAGCAATCATCGCGCCAGCGTACCGCCCATTACCGCGTGACTCTACTTCTAGCTCAAAGCCGAAATGGTAGTTACCTTCTCCGAAGAAATACGGGGCGGGGCGATACGTGTAGTTATGGATGAGAGATTCATAACTATTTTCTTCATTCTCGCAGTAGTGGTCGTTGCCTTCCCAGCATAGCTGGTCACACTCTCCACAGTTAAAGACGTTGTTCTCGATGCAGTTGTCGCAGTATCGAGTTCCGTCAAACCAATTACTGTTACTGAAATTAGTGAGCCATTCGCAACACTCACACTCAAAGAAATTTGATTCATTGTGTTCCTCAAAGAATTTCTTACGGCATAAGTCACAGTAGTCGTTCCCTTCGATAGTTACTGAACCGGTGAATTGTTCACGCGGTATGAAGTATTCTTGTCGCCATACGCGGTTATGCATAATGGCATGTACGTTGTTGCACTCACCACATAGGATGCGAGAGCAATTGCTATGAGCCATTACGATAGTTTCATTATCGGCTAGCTTGGCTTCGACTAGTCGCCACCTTGGGTCATCCGCAAACTCTGGAAGTTCGCAGACCCCGCAAGTGTGGAGATTCTTGGTCATGATATCGTGAGTTTCACTGTTCGGAATCCGAACAGGTAAATTCTCAAAAGTATCTCCGTATTCATCGTGGCATGGAGCGCAGAACTCGCGCCGGAATTCAGAATCTACGAAGATGTGATTAGGCTTGTAGCATGAAACGCATAGAGCTAAACCAACGTAGCCGAATCCGATTCTGGCGTAAATTGTATCAGGCATCTGCCTTACCGTACCTTTCTTCTGTAATTTGCTTGCGTGTCTGGATGCCGACTCGGTTGAGTTCGGCTTGATAGTAACGGTCATATTCTTCTTTATGAGCATTGACTAGGCGAGTCTTAGCACGACCCGCAGCTAGAGTGTGTGGTGAGGCGGTCATGATTACTCACGACCCTTGAGGTTGTAGTAAGCGGTGCGCCACTCATCGCGTGAACGAGTGATTCTTGCGTTTGCTAGCGCCGTTGTGACGACTAGCGTGATAGATACTACGAGCGCGATAATTACTGCGAGCATATCTAGCGTGGTTATGAACATGATTACCTTTCGGGTAGTAAGTGTTCGGAATCCGAACACTTGTAAATGAGGACAGGGTTGTTCTCATTGGCACTATTCTAGGGCTTCTCAAGGTCGGAGTCAAGGACTCTAGCGCCGGTGGCTGGACTTGCAAATCGCGCCGGTGGCTAGCCTCGCCGACACAAACCACGCTAAGGCATGGAGAACTTGCTAAGGCATGTAAATCGGTTAAGGCATAAATACCGCCTAGGGCTGAACTCGGAAAGAATTGCGGATACGGCTGACCTCGCCGACACAAACCAACCCCCAACACAAACCGTCCCAACACAAACTCTCCGACACAAATTTGGCGCGATTTTCGCGCCCGATTTTTTTTGAGCGCGCGGTGTTCGGAATCCGAACAGCAGAAAGCCCCCCCACCCCTTTCGGGGCGAGAGGGCTTCTCGCGTGGTCGTTACGCCTTGACCTTTGCTCCCTTCGCAGGGTGAGCCTTCACCGATGCTTCAAGCTCGGTTGAGTTCTTGATGGCGAGCTGAATAATGCTGACCAGCATCTTCGCATCCTCAAGCTTGGCGATGAAATGGGTTTCATGCTCGCGGAAAGCGTTAAGCGCCTTTGCGACAATCTCATCGGCGGTAAGCTCCTTCTCGGCGCTAGTATCGCCAGCCCCGCGAGTTTTCTTAGGCTTAACGGAATCCTTGTATTCCTTCCATGTCTTCTTCTGGGAGAGGAATTTCTTAAACTCGCCTGCCTTCACATCGCGGGAAATTCCCTGTGTGACTGTGATTAACTCTTTCGCGTGTACGTCTTCCGCACCCTTGAGTTTTCCTGCAAGGTAAGCGCGGACAACGTAACCCGAATAAGTTTCGAGCATCGCAGACGAACCAGACTCATTGACTGTTGCCTGCCATCCACGAGTTGAAAGCTCCTTGTTAATAATCATTGAAGCTGACTTATCGAACCACTCGCGGAGAGCCTTTTCATTTACTGTCTTGCCGAGTTCTGCAGATAGTGCCTTGTTGCTGAAATCAATTGCCTTTGGTGCTTTTGCCATTTTATTGCCTTTCGGTAGTTGTTCGGATTCCGAACGATTCCGAGTCGAAGTCCGACCCAGTACCCCTATTATGAGGCTTTGGCGGGGCGGAGTCAAGTACCGCCACGCCAACGGCTACGGCTACGGCTAGCGCCCCAACACAAATCAAGCCCCACCCTAAGACCGAAACAGTCCGAACCGAAAGCTCAGAATATGGATCGTCGTTCGCCCCCTTCGGGGTAAGGCTTGAAAGCGGGTTCGGGCATAAGTGCTGCAACCTTCCTCGTGCCTCGTCAGGTCGCTGCACTTTGCGACGAACCTCAAGCCCTCACTCTGACGCTCCCTCGAAAACGTTTCAGCTTCGCTCGCAAGCTCGACTCAGCTTCACTCTCGGTCACATCCATATTCTCACGCTTCCTTTCACCAGTACCGGAAAGAACGCAACGCGACGAACCGACCCCTCTACGATCTTCGCTCCGCTTCGCTCCGCTCAGGTCGTAACGGGGCATGGCATGGAGCGTGGCAGATAGTCGCGCAACGCGCCCCGCTTAGCGTTATCGAACATATGTTCGGATAGTAAATCGCGCCCTCGCTCGCTTCGCTCACTCGGGGAAAAGCCGATAGGCGCGACAAGTCGCGCTCTTATCGGGCTTGGAAAAGCATCGTGTCGGCGGAGCCGACCCCAGTGCTATTAATCCCCGCCGGGGATATATATACACTATCGCATCAAAATATTTTTCCAGTATTACGGGATGCTCAGTGTCGGAATGTCCGTATTTACCCCATATAGTAGTGACCTTAGTCACATTGTTTATATAGTGCCGTTCGCTTTTCCGTTTTGAACGGGTTAGTATATATAGACGAACGAATAACACATAGTGAGTCTATCTCGCTGTGAGAGGATGGCTTATTGCCATCCACGAACCCGAGGGGTTAGCGAGGCTTGCCAGAGCAAGCCGAGCGATAAAGGGGATTTTATATAAGGTTTTTATAAGGGGAGTCATGGCAGCGGTTAAAGGTAAAGAACATCACAATGTGGTAGCCTTGCGGGAGGCAAAATCCAAGGTTTTGGAGTTTGTAAAGCAAGGGCTCGACCTGCAAGATGCTATTGCCCGGGCTGACCGTAAGCCTGATGTGATGAAGGTCTGGCGTCAAGACGCCGCCTTTATGAAGGATTTAGAGAAAGCCCGAACTGAAGGCGCAAAGACTCTTAGCATTGTCACTGGGGACGCTAAGTTTAAGATAGGCTTTGAGGAGTTCTCGAAGGAGTTTCTGGACAGCCCCATCTTTCCTCACCACCGTTCCTGGATTGACGTCCTTGAGGGACGTGACCCAAGTTACATCCATGAGTCTATGGTCTACGAGCCTGCCAGCCCGAAACGTTTGCTTATCAACGTCCCGCCTGAGCATGCCAAGTCTACGGTCATCACAGTCAACTACTGTGTCTACCGCATTGCCATGGACCCGAACATTAAAATTACTATCGTATCCAAGACCCAGGAGCGCGCCAAAGAGTATCTCTACTCAATCAAGCAGCGCCTGAGCCATGAGCGCTGGGCTAAGATGCAATCCGTCTACGGTTCTGCTGGAGGCTGGAAAGAAGATGCGGATACTTGGAAGGCTGATAGGATTTACCTTTCTCGTGATTCAACCGAGAAAGACCCGACAGTGCAAGCGCTAGGTGTTGGTGGTCAGATTACTGGAGCCCGTTCCAACCTCATCATCTTGGATGACGTCGTTACGACTTCAAACGCGCATGAGTGGGAGAAGCAACTCCTCTGGCTCCAGCGAGATGTAGTTACCCGTCTGGGTGATAATGGCAAGTTGCTGATTGTTGGAACGCGTATCGCCTCCAACGACCTATACCGTGAGATTAGGAATCCTGACCACTGGACTGGTGGCAAGACTCCCTTTACCTATATGTCTATGCCTGCTGTATTGGAGTATGACGATGACCCCAACAAGTGGGTTACACTGTGGCCCAAGTCTAATATACCCTGGGAAGGTTCGGAAGATAATATCCTTCCAGATGAGAACGGTCTTTATCCTAAGTGGAATGGGCCCGCTCTGTTTCGCAGGCGCTCTGAGGTATCCCCTGCAGCGTGGGCTTTGGTTTATCAGCAACAAGACGTCCAAGAAGACTCCATCTTTCCACCTGCGTGTGTCCAAGGTTCAGTCAACAGGATGCGCAAGCGTGGGCCGTTAAAGCCTGGAACACCTGGACATCCTGCTGAGGCAGGGCACTGGTATACGATTATTGGTCTAGACCCTGCTATGGCAGGTAACACCGCTGCTGTAGTTATGACTGTTGACCGTCAGACTCGCAAGCGGTACATCCTAGATGTTGAGAACATGCAAGAGCCTACCCCTCAGAAGATTCAGAACTTGATTGAGAGCTGGGTAGAGAAGTTTCGCCCTCAAGAGATACGCATTGAGACTAATGCTCACCAGAAGGCTTATGCTCTGGATGAGAACCTGCGTACCTTTCTTGCTTCTAGCGGAGTTAGATTTTCCAGCCAGTTTACTGGTAAGAACAAATGGGACACTTCTTTCGGTGTCGCTGCTATGTCTGGTCTTTTTGGGACTATGCGTAGTAATGCACATCAAGATGATAACCTGATTGAGATTCCTTCTCAGGACGGTTCCGAAGGCATCAAGGCACTCATCCAGCAGTTAATAACCTGGAAGCCTGATACTAAAGGAAAGACAGACTGCGTAATGGCACTCTGGTTCTGTGAACTCAGAGCACGAGAAGTCATTGGCAGTACGAGAATCAGTCAGAGTCACATACCAAACAGATGGGCCACAGCCCGCCAAGAGAATACTCGCTACATTGTAAATGTAAACGACTATGAATTTGGAACCGAGTAGGAGATAGAAATGGCAAGAGCTAGTGTAACAGGTGGTCGTCGTTCAGGCGGTACAGGCGGCGGAGCCGCAGGCGGTACTGGTGGCGGAAGTATTGTTAAAAAAAGAACAGCTAAAAAAGCTTCTGGTCCTGTGTTCAAAAAGACTGCTCCTGTAATTAAAACAGTTGAGCCAAAAGGTGTTATTAAAATTAACTCTGGTAGTACTACTGTTAAAAAATCAGTAGCTCCTAAAAAGATTAATTCAAGTGTAAAAGTTGTTAAGTCACAGGGTAGTTATACTTATGTTGCCCCAGATGGAACAGTATACCCAAATAAGTCATTAAACATTCCAGGCAAAGGCACACCGCCTAATGTTAAAATCAATTCTGCTCCTAAACCAACTACAAAAGCAACTATAAAAGAAAACGCTAAAGCGCTTAAAGCCGCTAATAAAAAGAAATAATTTTAATAACCAATCGTTAGGATAACAATGGCAGACATTAAGACAATTGCCAGACGAGTAGATGCTATGAAGCATCGCGCCTATGAGCGCGACGTTCAAATGGGCAACATCTTGTCTGTGCGTAAGGGTAAGATGGCAGAGGTTTTCCCTGACATGTTCCCGTCAGATATGCCTAGTGCCATGATTGCCAACTTTATTGACGTTGCTGCACGTGACCTTGCAGAAGTTCTTGCACCACTGCCTTCGATTAACTGCTCTACTACTAACGTTACATCTGACCGCGCTAGAGCCTTTGCTGATAAGCGCAGCATGATTGCCAACAACTATGTTTATACATCACGCCTACAGACTCAGATGTATCCTGGCTCAGACCAGTTCTTTACCTATGGATTTTTGCCAATCCATATCGAGCCTGATTGGGACAATGATTTGCCACGCATCCGCGTGGAAGACCCTATGGGTGTCTACTATGAACGTGACCGATTTGGCCGCCTAGTAGCATATGCAAAGCGCTACACCAAGAGCATCGGCGAACTTGTTAATGAGTTTCCTGAATACACTGGGGCTATTCTTGGACAGCTTGGCTTTGACCAGAATCTAAACGCAGATATTGAAGTTATCCGCTATATGGATAAAGACTCAATTGTTTTATATGTACCATCACGTCAGAATCTTCCTCTTACACAGGCTAGAAACCCAATGGGGAAGATGACTGTTTTAATTGCTGAACGCCCATCTATCGATGGAAACCCACGCGGACAATTTGACGATGTTGTATTCGTACAACTTGCTCGTGCACGTTTTGCTAACCTTGCTATGGAAGCGGCTGAAAAGTCAATCCAAGCTCCACTTGTTGTACCTGATGATGTTATTGACCTGCCTATGGGTCCTGACGCAATTATCCGTACATCAAATCCTAATGGTGTTGGGCGTGTCCGTCTGGACATTCCCGCAGCTACTTTTCAGGAGCAATCGGCACTCCAATCTGAATTACGACTTGGTGCTCGATATCCCGAAGGTAGAACTGGAAACATTGACGCTAGTGTTATCACTGGTCAAGGTGTCCAGGCACTTCTTGGTGCATTCGATTCTCAGATTAAGGCTGGTCAAACAGTACTTGCTGAGATATTGGAAGATGTTCTCAAGTTGTGCTTTGAAATGGATGAAATCCTTTTCAATAAGGATAAGAGTGTCAGAGGTGTAGCACAAGGTACGCCGTACGAGTTAAAGTACATGCCAGGCAAGGACATTAAGGGCGATACTTCGGTAGAAGTCCGATATGGCTTGATGGCTGGATTAGACCCTTCTCGCGCCCTGATTTTCTCTCTCCAAGCACTAGGTGCAGACCTAGTATCAAAAGACTTCATTCGTCGTGAATTACCATGGAGCGTTAACGTTACTATGGAAGAACAACGTATTGAAATCGAAAAGATGCGCGAGAACCTTACTGCAGCAATTACTGCAAGTGCGCAAGCAATTCCTGCTATGGCCGCACAAGGTCAAGACCCATCTAAGCTAATCCAGAATATTGCTGACGTTATTGAACGTCGCCGTAAAGGGGATAGTATCGAGGCTGCTGCATTGGCAGTGTTTAAGGTGGAAACACCTGAACAACCGATGCAGCCAGAGATGGCTCCGCCAGGCACACAAGGCCCAGTTGAGCAAGCGCCCCCGTCCCCAGCGGCTCCTGGACAACCTTCTGGCGGGGCCCCTCTACAACAGGGAGCACCAGCAGATTTAGCAACAATGTTAGCAGGCCTAGGGGGATAAAGTGGCAGCTCAAAAGAAAAAACCTACTCCACGTAGGAGAGTTCAAACAGTTGACACTAACGAGTATAACAAGCTAGAGATGTATTGCATCTGGCTTCACGAATACTACTCGACATTGGTTAGAACAGGGTTTAAGCATGATATTGCACTTGCCTTGATTATAGAAAAAGATTCATATCCTGATTGGGTTGAATGGAAAATCCCGACAGATGCTGATATTTCAAAATACATGGATGAAGATGAGGACTAAAAATGGCAGAGGTAGTTTCAGGAGTTGGTAAAAACTCCAGTCGTACTGATAAAAATCTTAGTGCTCGTGTACAACGTGTAGTTAATGATGCAAAAATTCAGAACGCTCCTGGTGGAGCATACTCAGACCGCTCACAGCTAACTAATCTTGCACAGGGTGCATCTACTGATGTTCCTGTAGCAAATCCTATGAATAGTGCTACCCCATCAATTCCAGTAACTACAACAAATGTATTTGCACCTGGCAGTATTGATAAGCCTTTATCTGATGGAGCCCCTGGCGGACCTGGAAGTAACGTTAGCACACAGATTCCTGTAGATGCTGTAAACCCAGACTCAATTTTTATTCGTGCATTAGCTAGAGCAAACCCTACATCTCGTCAACTTCTCATGATGGTGGAAGCCTATAACGAAATGGAAGGCTAAATGGCAGAAAAACTACCAGCCATTAAGCAAACTCCTGCTGACCGTATGATTGCTATTCAGATGGGCTCTCTAAAGCCGTCTGATTACGATAACTTTAACAACATTACCAGCAAATATCCTGGAATCAGCAACGACCTCATTTTATCAATGGTACGCTCTGGTCTTACAGCAGATACTCCTGGACTTGATAAGATTGCTACTATTGATGGTATTGCTGCCCTCAAAACAGACAAGTTTAATGTCGATAAAATCAAAAGTACAATAAAACCTAACCGTGGAATCCTCGGTACTTTAGGTAATGCTTTTGGCGAAGCTATTTATGACCCATTCAAGGGCTTTACGCGACTAACTTTTGCTGCACTTCGCTCACCTTACGACGCTGCTACTACTTTTGCACGTAATACTACTGCAGTTATGCGTGGTGAAGAGGGTGCTGGACAACAATTCGTTGATGACTTGAACCCTGTTACTGGTTTACTCTTTGGTGAGAACACTCTTTTAGGACAGACAATACGTTCTGGTGCACGTGGCACTGGTTCTGGCTTCTTTATTACGCCTGAAACTAAGATTGGTAAAGAGCAAGCACGTAGAATGGCTCAATACGGCAAGGTTAATGGCAAATCATACACCATTGGTCGTGGTTTCTTCAACGGTGTTGGTATGAATCCTAACAGTAATGCCTATAATATCATGTCTGGTATTCTAGATGCAACACTTAATATTGCTGCAGACCCATCTACCTATCTTGGTCCTGGTGCTGTAACTAAAATTGTTGGTCAGAGCAAAAAAATTGCAGGATTTGCTAACGATGTTGCTGATTTAACTAAGGCTAACTTCGATGCTCTTGCAAAAGAGGCTATCGATGACCTTGAAAATACTAATCAGATTACACGTGATAAAATAACCAAGAAGATTTCTAGCCAATACAAGCGATATGCTAACAATTTTAAATCTAAAGAACAGCAAATTATCGAAACTGAAAAGCAGCTTGTTTTGCAGCAGGTAAAAACTACCGCTAAGATTCTTAATACTGAAAAGAAACTCTTTGCACTTGACGCTGCTGATGATACAGTTAAAGGAACTCTTGCTCCAAACTCTGTAGCTGAATGGTTTATATCAAACCCGAAGACTCAAACTGGTGAGCTTACAGAAGCAATCGACCTTCTTTCTGCAGATATGAAAAACACTGGTGGGTTTTTTGATGGTAATATCATACTTGACGAACTTCCTATGTATGGAAAGATTAGCATTGGAGCACACGGTCTTGATGAGTATGTAGTTACTGCAAACGACAAAAAGGGCTGGAAGCTTCTTGACTTAGCGGAAGACTTTACAAAAGCTGATGATGCTATCCGCGTAGAAGAATCAGTTCGTCGCTCTAAGTTAGCAGACACTCTTGATAAGCTAGGTAAAAATGCATCTGACCCAGATTTTAAAATCTATAACGAACTAGCTACTAACCTACGTGATGGTGCTGCAAATCTTGATGGATTTGTAGGCTCACTATTTGCTGTAGGAGATGACCTTGTAGCAGGTAAAACCCTAGGTTCACTTATTGGTGATATTGCCCAGTATAAAAACCCTGCAGTTATGGCAAAGATTGTAGATGCTGTAGAAAATATTTGGAAAGTAGACGGCTTTTCGAACATCCGTTCGATTTATGGCAAAGAAGGCGGCGTAGTCATCACCAAAAGTGAAAGACTTGCTGCTACTCGTGCAGAAGTAGGCAACGCTGCAGCAGAGTTTGCTGACCCAACTAACCTTGGTCCTAATGTAATGAAGTTACTTGACTCTATTCAAGATACAAAGGCTTCGCTTACTGCTCGTCAAAATGAACTAGACGAACTCGTCAATAGCCAAATTGACCTTGAGGATAAAGAAAACTGGTTTAAGTTGCTACGCGAAAAAGCACACGGAGACCCAGATATGCTTCGTGAACTTATTCAAGACCCTAACAACTATGGAATTAAGAATCTTCTTAAACTTGAGCTTGAGATTGCAGATAACAATGTGCTACGTGAATCTATCCGTGCTCAAATTGGTATCACAGATAACTTTATGGGTAACGTTGGAGAAGACTTCTCTAAGCCACTCAAGTTTCTATTAGGACGTCAGTTCCAGCCTATTGGTGAATTAATTGCCAAAGAAACAAATCCAGTAAAATTGCGTCGTTTATTTGGTCGCAAACTTGATGACCGTATGATTATAGAACTAGCAGAAGCTAAATCTGCTGATGATGTATTTAAAGTATTCCTTAATCAGTTCGTTCCTGGTGCAGACCCATTAAAGATTAAAGAGTCTATTTCTACTGGTGTTAAGATTGCAACAAGTCCCGTTGCTCGTATGATTCCATCAGTTAATCTACGTGCTATTAAGTATGCCGAAGATATCAATAAAGCACTTGGTCGCTTTTACATTCGCTCTACAGTACTAAACCTAAATGATATTACTGGTCTTAATAATGGTATTGAAGACTGGATAAGCTCTGCTGGTCTAAAGGGCATTATTCGCAAGCCGGTACAAGAAAAGATTATTGAAGATACACAACTAGCTATCTTTAAGGCTACTACTAATGCTGAACGTGCTGCTGCTGTATCTAATGGTGTAGGTAAGCTTATTGATGAAGTTGGCAACGCACTTGACCTTCCTGCAGATGCCAGAGAAGTTTTGAAGAACGCAGCAAAGATTAATGGTGCTCGTGAGTCAATTATTGAATCTTACTCACTTAATAACATAACTGGTAATAAAGGCGCTGGTCTTATAATATCTGGTGGTGAAAGTGTACGTCTTGAAAAAGGTATTCTTGAAGCACAGTTAGTACAAGATGTAATCAACCTTCCAGATACACGCGCTTTGAATAAGGTTGCAGTTTCATTAAAGACTAATATACCTTTGTATGGTACTGCTAAATCACTTAAGGTTGCTGCAGAAGAAGCAGGCGACATATGGCGTACAGCACAGTTAGTGGGTCGTATATCTTATATTGCTCGTAACGTTGCAGAAATGCAGATGCGTCAGTTCTTCTCAGGTCACATGAGCCTATTTAATAACCCTATTGGTTTTATCTCAATGGTTATGGCTAACCCAGAAGGTACACTGATACAGAGGAAGCTTGCTGAGCGTTCAAAGTATGGAATTAACGCTCTTGGACAGTACTGGAAGTCTACTGATGCAGAAGTAGAACTATCTGATTCTCTTATTGCTCGTATGGGTGTTATTCGTCAGGAATCTGTAGGTGACTACAGTAAGGCTAGCAGAAATGCTACTATTTTCCGTGCATATGAGGATATCAGTACTGAGCACCCAGAGTTCTTACAAGGATTAGCCTGGACAGCTAACAGCTTCTCATCAGATAAGTTCATGCCTGATGTAATTCGAGTCATGCAAAAAGGAACCAGAGAAGCTCAGGTAGCTTACGTAGATGAACTGGTTAAAACCTTTGATGAGCCAGGAAATAAATTAAGAGAATTCGCTTCTGCTATTTTTGAAAACAATGAGGGAATGCGTCAGATTCTTCTTAAGAATCCGTTTAAAGAAACTGGTCCTGGAGTAGTTGCTGATAACATTAACAAAGATAATATCCTTATCTGGCTCTTTGATGTTAATCAACCAGACAGCGTTGCAGGACAGTTAAACATGTTTGCTGGTCAGGGCTCAAAGCGCAATCAAATTCTTGACCTTATTCGAGATGGACAAGTTAAAGTTACTACTGCCAGTGGCAAAGTAATTACTATCAAAACTCCTTATCGTCAAAAGGGACTTACAAGTGAACAAGTAATTCAGGCTGAAAAGGCATTTTCTCGCCAGATAAAGAAGTTCTTTAAGCCAGAAGAATTAACTGGCTCTGTTGTAAAGAACATGACTGAAAAGGCAGTTCACGAAGGAAATACAAAAGTAATAAAGCAGTTTGTTGATTGGTTTTTTGATAAATCAGTAGTAGTAGAAAACAAGTTAAACTTTGGACCAGAGTTTGATATTGCATACTGGGACTTTATTGTAGGATATGCAGATATGCTTGATACTCCATCTCTTAGAGAACTACTTAGAAACGCTAACAAAGCTCTTGCTCCTACCTCAAAGGGTGGAAGAAAGCCTATCGGACGTCTTCCTAAGCAACTTCGTGTTTTAAATAACACTATTAAGCGACGTGAAGCTAACCCTAATTATGTACATAAAGGCGGAGCAACACTCAAGACTCTTGATTCAATGGCTGCAGAACAAGCTTCTAACTATGTTAAAGAACTGTTCTATGATGCTGGAAGACAAAAGCAATGGGCAAATTCATATCGCTTGGTAGCACCGTTTGCTCAAGCTCACTATAATACTCTTTCTAAATGGGGCGAACTTACTTGGTCAAACCCTGTTCCTATCTACAAAGCTGGTAAAGCATTTGATGCTCTCACAAAAGAGGGTACAGGAGCTATCTATGAGGCTACAGGTGTTACCTATGATGATAACCAGGGCTTCTTGTATAAGGATGAAGGTTCAGACCAGTTAAAGTTTAAGATGCCTATTGTTGGTAGCATACTTGGTGCTTTAGCTGGTGGCAATATTAACATGAAAGATGCACTGCAGATTACTTCTCCTGTGCAGTCTCTTAACCTTGCATTCGGTTCTGTGAACCCAATTGTTCCAGGATTTGGACCCGCTATGTCCTTGGCGTATATAGCTGCTGGACGTAACACAGCATTTGGTCCTATGGATTCAATTCTGAAAGATGTATTGACTCCATTTGGAGAACCAAAGACTGCAACTGATATTATTTTCCCATCATGGCTTAAGAAAACATCTGCTGCCATACTTGGCAACGATGCATCCACACAGCGTGGTGTTAAAGACTGGGCTTCATATTTAGCATCTACTGGTAAATATGGAGATAATCCATTTGGTACAGATGCTGAACGCTCACGTCTATTTAACGATGCAGAAAGACTTGCTCGTAATATGAACATAGTTAGTGCACTATTCCAGAGCATCTCACCAGCAACTCCTATTCAGGAAGTGCTTGCTAGCATAAAGACTCCTAACAACAAGAAAAACTTCATTACAATGACTCTGCTCTACAAAGAGTGGAAGAACGTTAATGATAAGCATCCAGGAGACCGCGATGCAGCAGTAACTGAGTTTGCAGATAAATTTGGTATTGAAAACTTATTGATTGCTGTAAGCGAAACCACACCAGGAACTTCTGGTTCTGAGGATGCTTGGTCGTTCTTGAATAACAACCCATCTATAGTTGATAAGTATGCAACACCTAGTGGCGATATTGTCCCTTACTTCTTCCCTGGCGGAGAGTTCTCTCTCAAGTATTACAACTGGCAGAAGAAGGTGGGCTCACGTCGCCAACTATCTACAGATGAAATTACTCAAGAGGCAGAGGGCATGGTTTATTCAATGCTCAAGAGTCAGCTTGCAGAAAAGCAAATTGCTGGTGGGTATACAGAATTCTGGTACAACGAACAACTAGCTATGCTTGATAAGCAGTTTACTGCCCGTCCTGGAGACGTTATCATTACAGGTGTTAATGACCAGAAAGTCGCAAACATTGGACTTGCACTACAAGAGCCTGCCTTCCAGCAGTCTTCTGTATATAAGCAAGCATCAGAGTTCTATGCAAAGTTTGACCAGTTTAAGAAAGTTCTTAATGATTTTAAAGTTACAAACTATGCTGAACTTTCATCTAAAGGTGGAGTTCCAACATTGATGCGTGATGAACTCGTTGTATTAGGAGAAAAGTTAATGACAGAAAACCCAGAGTTCTCTCGTATGTATTACGGAGTGTTTGCTGGACTATTAAGGGAGAGTAAGTAATGGCTGATAAACTAACAGCATTTGCCCAGCTCTCTTCATTTAACGCTGCTCAACCTAATATTTATGGTACAGATGTAGGTGCTAATGACCTTCTAAATTTTGCAATGGCAACAGACCCAACAAGAAAAGCTCTTGCTCTACAAAATATCTATCGTGGTCTTGCTACTAGCAATAGTATTTCTTCGGGTAAAGGTTTTGCCGGAAGCAACCTTGATTATTTAAACTCTCTTATGCGGGCAAAGGGTGTTAGCAAGTCTGCTCTCACAGACCCTACTGCTCTTACGAATGTAATCAATGCTTCTGTTGCTTTAAACCAAGACCCATTTACTTTTCTTGAGAATTACAACGCTAGCGTCAAGGGCAAGGAAATTGTCCAGCCTGATACTACAACTAAGTTTACTAAGCAAATCCAGTCGTCTTTGCAATTGAAGGACTTAGGAGATGCTCGTCAACAGTACAGCGATGCTTACTTTAAAGCTTATGGATACTTTCCTACAGCAGAGCTTGATACTAAGTTCCAAAATTCATGGAACGCTAAGGCAAAAAGAGAACTACAGCCTACCACTACAGAAGGTAAAACCGAGTTTGCTCCTATCTATGATACTAAGAGTAAGCCAGTTATGGACCAGGCTACTGGTAAGCAAAAGGTAGATAAGTTTGGCAGTAAAGTCTATTCAAGCATTAAGAAAAACCCAAAAGGTGTAGAGCAATACAAGACAATAGTTACTGGTCAAACAACTGCCCAAGGTGAAGGATTTACTGCCGAAGAGCAGACACAGTTCCTTGCCTCATTCCTATCTGATAATTTTCCTGATGCACAGTGGAATGTAGACGACATTGGTGGAACAGCAAAAACTATCTACGATACTATCAAGTCATACCACACAAGCAACTACGAAGATGCTCCTGACTTTGCATCAGTATCTCCTATTATTAAAAATATTCTTTCTACGCCAGACCAAAAGGTTCAGGAAGAAATGTTTACTCAGTATGTTAATGGACTGCAGAAGAAAGCAACAGGACGTTTCATGTCGCTTCAAGATTTAATTCAACCAGGCGAAAGTGCCAATAAGTATATTGACCCAATATTGAAGTCATTGAGCACTGCACTAGAAACTAACATTACAGTTAAAGACCCTCTTGCACAGCAAGTTGTGAACTTTAAGGGCGAAGATGGTAAGTACAGAATGCCTAATGATTACGAATTAAACGAGTTAGTTATGAAAGATAAGCGCTCTGATGCTACATCTACTTCAATTAATACAGCCGTCAATATGGCTCAAACACTTAAGAATGCGTTGAGGTAATCATGGCTACTCCAGAAGAAAGTAAATCAGTACTGCTTGGCGGTACTAAAGTTACTCCAAAGGCTACCCCTAAAGCAAGCGCAGCAGAAACTGCAAATATAGCTGGTAAGGCTGCTGTTAAGAATCCTACTGTTGCAAACATTAATACTTTTATTAAAAGTTTAGAAGTAAGACTTGCAGAAAAAAATGTTGAGATGGGTCTTAATCCTGACGGAAGCACCAAGACAGTTGTAGAAAAGCCTTTAACACGCATGGAGTTAAACGCAAAGAATGAAGCTGCTGGTCCTCCAGGTGTTGCCCCTCCAGGATTTGTATATAAGTTTATGAAGACAGTAGATGGCGGAAACTGGAAACTATTTTCAGCTTCTACTAGTGGTACTGGTGGAGGAACAGGTGGTGGTACAGATACTACTACAGTTACACCAGCAACTCCGTCTACAAGCGTAGATGTCTTAAAGGCTCTTCTAAAGGCTCAGGGATTTTCATCTAAAATTGTTGATGCATCTGCTACATACTTAAACTCACTTCTCAGAGATAATCTTGATTATGAAAACGCTGTTGAAGTATTCCTGAATACTAAAGACTACACTCTTAAAAATGGCACAAAAATTACATCTCCGTTTTATACAGAGTATGGCTATTTAAACGAAGGACTAGCTACTCCTAAGCAAGCCTCTGAATTGTTTAATGCAGTAGAAGGCTACAAGGGTCTTCAACAGAAGTATGGTTTTAGCGAAGCTTATCTTGCAACTGATAATATCAAAAGATATGTTAAAAATAACGTAACAGTTGCAGATTTAGATGAACGTGCAAATACTGCGCGTCTTGCAGGAATTACAACTGACGCTGCAAAAACAGATGCCTTTATTAAACTTGGATTTATTGCTGACGCATCAGGACTCCAGGACTTTTACATGGACTCCAAGATTGGCAAAGAACAACTTGAGGTTAACCGTAATACTGGAGCATTTGTCGCTGAGGCTATTCGCCGTAACAGCACTGGTATTGCTACAGGTGCAAATCAGCTTGCAGACTTTAGAAAGATTGCTGCAGATTTAACTGCTAAGGGTTATTCAGAAGCTCAGATTTCAGCTGCAGCTGCTACAGGTTTTGAGAACATTGGAAAAGACCTAGCAGCAACTACTGCATTATCTGGTATTTATGAGAAGACTGGCGGAACCGTAGAGTCAAATGCAACAATTCAGAATCAAATTCAATCTGAACTTCTTCAACAAGAATTCAGCAACGTTGCATCTTCTCGCCGTAGAAAACTTGAAGAGCAGAATGTAAAAGCATTCCAAGGCACAGCCGGACTAACAAGTAGTTCACTCAGCACTGGCCGAATGATATAAAAGAATCCCTTCTGGACCTATCGGCCCCAGGAGGTGTACAAGACCGAGAGTACAAGCCAAGTCAGATTCCCCGTCTGGATTGAGGTGTGCGACCAACTACTAATAAGGGAGACAATCGCATGAGCGATAACCGCGACAACTACTGGGAAGATGAAGACGAAGACGATACACCTACTGGTGTTTTTGAATCGGATACAGACCTCGTTAAGAAGCTACGTAAGGCTCTAAAGGCTGAACAGCGTAAGAACAAGGAACTAGAAACTTCATACGGTGAACTCACCAAAGCCCAAAAAGAGCGGATTTTAAAGGACGTACTTGCGTCCAAGGGTGTCAATCAAAAAATTGCACAGTTTATTCCATCTGATATCGAGGCATCTGAAGATGCTATTAGTGCATGGCTAGACAGTAATGGTGATGTCTTCGGATACACACCAACTGCAAAGCCAGCAGTTAACCAAGAGGATATCAATTCCCTACGGAAAATGGACGCTGTGCTTACTGGAGCAGAAACATCCGCATCTTCTGACGACTTAATGAACCGCATCGCGGGAGCATCAAGCGAAGAAGAAATTTTATCCATCCTCAGCGGTCAGTAAAAAACCGCACACTAACCAATCAGAAAGCGAGGATATCTCCAAATGGCAGATGTCTTTTCAACCACAACCTCTGGTTTAGGTTCCAATCTTGTTACTATGGCTTACGATAAGTTGATTGAACTCAACCTTCGTTCAGTACCACAGTTCCGCGCTATCGCGGACAAGAAAATTGGAAGCCCAACCCACGACGGTTCTTCAATCCGTTTCCAGTTCCACAACGATATCGCTGACACCACAATTGCTGGTGCAACACTCGATGAGGTTACAGACCCGGATGCAGTATCACTACCAGCGACTACAACTCTTGACGTTTCAGCGCAAGAGCTTGGTCGCGTAGTGCTTCCAACTCGTAAGCTCTCACTTATGTCACTTGCTGATGTTGACCCATGGATTGCAAACGCAGTCTCATTCAACATGGCAACAACACTTGATAACGGTATCTCTGCCATCCTTGATGCAGGTACAAACGTTATCCGTGAAGCTGGCGGAGCTCTTTCAACAACTGCTGCTAAAACTTCAATCGTAGCATCAGACA